ATCAAATGCACTCATGGCATCGTTGTAAGCTGCCAAGTCTTCCGCACTGGATTCCTCTGGAAGATCCAAGGGTTTTTCTAATCCTGCAGCGGCGGCAAGCGTCTCCTTAAACAGGCGTTCTTCTTGGTAGATAATTAGCTCAAAACAACGGCAGATACCGTAAGTGTAAATGGCGATTGCCTTTTTCTTGGACGTGGCAGAAACACGACCAAACAATGACTTGTACTCAGTAGCAGTCACGCCTGCAGAAATTGACAGTTCGTCAACGCCGCCCAGGGCGGTGCGAATTTCTTCTCGGTACTGACGTGCAAAAGAATTCTGGTCGCCAGTGATGGCATCGGGAACAATGTAACCAACACGGTCGTTTGGTTCCAGGTTTGCAATGACGCGTGGAACTCGGATCTGTCCGTCAACACCACGGTGAATGGGATCAGCCTTGAATCGGGATTGACTTAGTCCACTGGGGCCACTAAACCCAGAGTTGGCTGCGATAGAAGGACGCTGAACAACGTTCTCACCACCGGCCTCCATCAGGTCAGTCTTGGGCCTGGATGAAAGAAGTGTGGGGTTACCAAAGAACTGCACGTTCTTGCGCATGGTGCGAACCATTTCATCATGCGTGCAGATGTGATTGGCTAACGCTTCAAATTCACCAACACCTTCAGTAGAGAAACCCTTGACGTTATGGAAAATTTCTACGCAAGGAATAAAACCGAGCGTATTTGTGAACGTTTTTGTCCTACCGAAATTTGCTTGGTAGTTGCTATCAAACGACAGCTCGCCTTCCGAGTGCGTTTCTTCAATCGTTTTGCGTTTGATTGAAAGGCGGATGTAACGCTTTGCACCGCCCTGTCCCATGGTGGCCGGACCACTTAAGCTTGCGGAATCAATGTCCTGCTGGTAACCAAACCCGTTCTTGACCTTGTAGCTGTAGATGATTACAACTTCATCAAGCTCGCCATCAATGTTGTAATAGCTACGATATTCGTGCTTACGAAAGTAGTAAAGACGATAATTGTTCTGAGTTGGACGGATGTAAAAAAGACCTTGTCCATCACAAAGTGAATAATCCCAGATTGAATCAAAGCGAATGTCAAGAGAGTTGTATTTGATTACACGATCAATAAAGTCTTTGCGCTGATTGCCAAAGTTATCTTGTGCCGGAAAAAACTCGACACCCTGGCGGATGCCGAATAACTTCATCTGCGCTAGGTGTGAAGCTACGACGCCAGTGTCAATCATTGACCCGCCGTCTTTTTCAAGATACGAGTCAATAATTTCCTTGAGTCTAGACTTAGCGTCGACGGCCATTAACTATTTTCCTTTTTCTTTGACTCAATCTTAGCAGCTTTTGCTTGCTTCTTAAAGTGCAACCATTTGCCAAAATACACCAGTTCGGCAGAGGAATAAAGCTCTGGATGATGTAGCGCTTGCTTTACAAGTTTTTTAGTTTTCATAGCGTTTCCTCACGAAACAAATTTGGATTGGAACCCAGGGGGTAATTCGGCTTTCGGGAGGTACTTCTCGCGAAAGTCTGTTGGCGGTGGAGCGCCTCGCTGAAGAAGTCTAGCTTTTTCTTCTGGTGTTAACTGACTGTTTGGGGAGCCGCCGTAAGGCTGCTGCATTGGCTGTTGTGGAACTGCTTGTGCAAGTTGATAAGCATCAGCCATTCCCTGAATATTGCCAATAGCGCCAGGGAAATTACTGGAACCAAAGGCAATGGGTGTTCCTAGAAAATTACCTGCAATTCCCCCTGGTGTTGTGCCATAGCGCGGACCACCCTCTTCACCGCCATACCCTCCGGGGGAATGCGGAAAAATGTCTTTCAATTTTTGTTTAGTACCAGGACGAACTATGCCTGGCATGCCCGGAGTAAAAGGAATATCGGAGGGAGCATTTTGAAACAACTGACGCAGTGGAATTCCACCAGCAAGTAAACCGCCTCGATTGCCGATAGGTCCAGCAACGTTAAATTCTCCACTAAGATTCATGTGACTATCCGGTTTTCCCTTATTCTAGTCCTCTAAAACTTCGTAACCAGAAGCGTCATTTACCTTGGAAATTACGATACCTTCGCCGCGTACATCCCAATTCAAAACATCGCCCTCTTGCCAACCCAACTCTTCGATTACTTCGTCGGGCAAAATAATGTATTGATCTCCGTTTTCGTCCTCTTGTACTTCAAGGATGTAGCTCATTTGGTCAAAAGCTTTTCCATCAGTTTATCAAGCTTATTATTGATCTCGCGAAAATTACTGTGCATTTCTTGAATTTCCCTTAAGAAGTCCACCTTGAGCACGTAGTCCAGTGGCATGCGGTTGACTTGGTCTTCCAAGAGATCCACCCTTCGGCTTTGTGAATTAAGTCTTTCGCCAAGGCGGCTCATGAGCTTACTCATTACCCAGGAGCCACCTGTTGCAGCTGAGATCACTGCCGTAAGAGCAATAGCTAAATATTCTGGTCCCACGAATCCAAGGTTTTTTAATATTCTAAGAGTCAGTAATCGAGGTGTAACTGTCCCTTCCTTGCTAATCCGGTAACAAGCCAGACCAACGCATCAACCGTATCGTCGTGACTACTTACGCCAAAGTTGGTAAGCTCTTCAAACATGTTGGTGAAATTACGAAAACGATTGAAGATGATCTTGCGGTCCTCAAACATTCCCATGATGCCACGGAAGCGGGCCAACTTATCTGCCCTGAAACCTTTAACGGGATGCCAAATTAAATTGTAGAGGCCTTCATTGTTCAAGCAAACACGCTTGAAGTCTGCCTCCAGGGACGCCTGGTACTGTACGGCCTCACTCCAAATGTCGCACGTTGAATAGCTGGGGTAATACAAACCGCTTTGTTCGTCTTTGGCAATCACTGACCAATCATTCAACAACTCCTTGAGGGCATCAAGTTTTTCAAGGTTACCCATGACGCGAATACGTCGGTAATCAATGATATGAATGCGGTCGCCAATGCGACCACCAAGAATCATAACTGTGTAATCGTTTTTCTCTTTAGTGCCAGCGGAGAGGTCAACCCCAACTCCAAGGGAATCAAACTCCGTTGCAATTTCCGCTTTCACAATCAACTCAGGAGCCAACGAAAGTTCGTTCTGCCGAACGATTTGATTCATGTACTGGAACGAGAAAGCAATTGGTGCCTGCCGTTTTTTCTCCTTTAGGTAATCCAATGACCACATGTCTGGCCAATACGACTCCTCTTCGCCGGAAATGGGATTGTTTTGAATTGCCGAAAGAACAATCTGTTGCCAATTGTTTTGTTCGTTGAATGTTGTGGAGTGAATGTCATCGTGTCTGAAGCGAGTACCAAGGCAGATAGCTCGTGCACCTTCAAACATGGTGGGTGCGATCACAGCATTCCAGTTGTCCTGCATCTGTTTCCTGATGTCAGGGTTGGCAATATCTGCGGCTGACTTGATGGCGTCATCAATCATGACCAAGTGCGAACGCTTGGAAGTCACCGAACCCTTGAGGCCCGCTGCGCAAAGCGTAAACTGTTCGTCACCTGTTACGTCAATGCCAGCAAACTTGTGATCAATCGACCAATACTCATTACTGGTGGCGTTCTTCAGAAGGCGAACTTTAGGGAAAACCTCTTGATATCGTTTGCTTTCAATGATGCGTTTGATGGTAGAAGATTTGGAACGAGCAATGTCAACGGTGTAGGACAGATACAGAATCTGCAGTGGCAGCCCTGCGTGCGTGTGGATGCCAATGGCCCACGCCGTAAGCAGACCCAACACTGTGGACTTAGCGGAGCCCCTGGGTGCCAGGAGATCCACATTGGGACCAGCGATCTTAATGAGGCAACTGCTGTCCTCCTCTGTGACGAAGTGTCGATGCCAGTTGAGGTGATGAGCAGCCGGTGGTTTATCTGCTACGTATTCACAGAAGAAGCCAAAATCTTCCTGGGCTTTCTTCAGTGCTTCTGCGTTACGTGGCTTGCGTATTTGCTGTCTGCGTGCGGCGGCTTGAGCATTGCGGCGGTAAGCAAGATGCGTATAGCTTGGCACAGCAGTAATTCAGAGTATTACTGAATACTACCTTACTTTTTGTCTTCTTGTTTTTTGGCCTTTTGCTTTTGATACTTACGTGCTTTTTCTAAAGCGGCCTTACGCTTTTCCTTGTCCGACATCTCAGTGCCGTCTTCTTTCTTCGCATCTTTTTTCTTAAGGTGCGCAAGAAACTGCGGAGGAACTTTACCAGCCATTTAAATCAGTTATCTGTTAACAATGTTGTATTGCACTTCAATATTTTAGGGCAGTTATTCGTCAAGTTGCATTTTTGCCCACACACTCATTGTCGCTTCTTCCAGGGGAATCTCGATGGGATCATCCTTGAAGACAGATAATAGTTCACGAATGGCACGATCGGCACCAGCCATTAACAGGCCCTTGCGATCTTTCATGCCAGTGAATCGGTCAATTTGTTCGATGTGACCACGGATTTCTTTTTGCATTGACGCAATGCGGGCAACGCCTGCATCACGTTTGACATTGCCGTTCTCAACATCTTCACGGAGTTTGCGAACATCCTCCTGCATCTCGTCAATTTCATACAGAAGTTTTTGACGATGGTCAGCCTTGGGGTAATTGTTTTGCACCCAAAGCTCACACGCAGTAATGCTACCTGTATACCGCAGGAACCTGGCATACAAGTAAACTTCGACTACGGAATAGTTGTTGCTGGCGAAAGAGCAAAATGTTTCCTGAGTTGACGCATCGAGATTGTCAACCCAGGAATCAAATAACTCAATATCGATAAGCTCGTTGGGCCTGGCCGTAATCCCGCTCTTCGTCGCGTTGCTTGAACTGCTGGCCTTGTTCAGAGGAGGTACGTTGTTCTTCTGCGCCCTTACCGATGGTTTCACGTTCTTGTTCACCAGCAGTCTCCATTTTTTTCTTGGAAAATTCGTAAGCCACACCAGCAGCCTGGCGGTACTTGTCTAGATCAAACCAGTCATCAACGTCTGTTTGACCAGTGGGTACAGTATCTGCCATGGCTTAGAAAGTTTACAAGAAAAAATCAGAAGTTGGACATCATCGATGCCAGGCCTTGCGAGAAGATGTCACGACGACCTTCGACAGACTTTTGACGCTGTTGACGCCCTTTGGAGGCTTCAAGCCGATTCAGTAATTCCTGAAAACGATCAATGTTAAAATCTGTGGCCGTATCGGTTCCAGATAACTCGGTAGACATTTTGCAAAAGTGTTAACTAAATAAATTATAGCAATAACAAGCTATGACCAAAAACCAGAAACAAGATTTGAAAACACACTGGTTTCGCGGTTTATTTTTGCAACTTCCTTGGAGCCTTCATTTTTTAACTTCTGGGTTTCTTTGTCGATCTCCCCTTGGAGGTTGGTTAAACCAGCGCTGTAAAGATACTTGCGTGTATCGGCAACACCCTGAAGCCCCTGCTGGAGTTCTTCAACACTTCGATCTTCGCCGAAGAATTTTTCATAATCAGGCTGTGCAACTCCACTCCTTTGCTCAAGGCTTGCGGTATCTGCGTATTTGGGAAGAAGAGAAGGATCAAACTTAAACCGACGTAATTTTGTAACGCGAGTTTTTTTCTCCCCTGTTTTTGGATCGGTTACTTCTTCAGTGCGATCCGCAACGGATGAACCAAATTGCGTATCGTAATAATTGTCAAGGTAATTGTCGTTAAATCTGTTTTGATATTCAGTGCTTTTCGCAAGGGCATCTTTAAGATCTTGGACGGTACTGTAGTAGCCCTGATTAAATTTCTCCAACTCTGCTGCTTTTTCTTCTTCCTTCGCCTCACGCCCATACATCTCTTTATATGCAGAGGCAATGCCAGTGGCACGACGACCAGGCAAAATTTCTTTGGTATATTTGTTAGTTAAATCGGCAACATCTTGTTCAATATTTGGACCGCCCTCGGTAAGGGCCGCCAAATCATTTTTGGAACCGTAATCTCGAAGCTGAGAAAGGGCATCAGTATATGTAATCAAACCCTGGTTTAATTGGTTTTCAATACTAGAGCGAATGCCTGAATAGCCCTG